CGGCAAGGCCTCGTTCGATGTTTGGATTATGTCGGGGCCCGCCTCGGCCAGGCTGACCTCGTCCGTCTTAGGTTTTGGTGACACCTCTTGTTTTCGTGCATACACGAACTCTCGGAAGATGAAAGTGTCATCGGCGGAGCCAGCTTGCGGAGCGCCGCGCTTGGTGCCATGTGATCCGACCGGCGGCTGAAGCGGGTACTTGTTTAAGTCAGCCAAGACCCCTGACGAGGTTTTTGCATCCAATTTGCGCGAGCCATGGAAGATATTCTTTGCCAGCCGCAGTTTCGCCTTGGAAAGATACATCTCGGCAATCCGGTAGATTTGCATGGACACGGGATTCACGCCGCCACGGAATTTGTCGTCCGGCTGTTTTTCCAAGTGATAGAGAAGCGTCGAACGCGAGATCCCGGTTTCTTTGGCCACACGAAACGGGTTCTGCCCGCGACGGATCATCTGCATGGCGTTCTCGATTTTCTCGGTCGAATGTTTCTGCGGTCCGCGTCTTTGCTTCATAATCTCTCCGGCTCCAGATACGACGTCCGCTCAGCCTGTCGCTGCCGTTGCTGATACAGCTTGTGATACTCACGTCGCCAGATCTCCCAGCACTCCGGGTGAACCTGATCGTTGGCGTACCGGGGTGCGAACGCTTTTCCACAGCACCGACATGGCTTGGTCTTGTAAAGCGTCGCTTTCATTTCACTTCACAGTTCCCTTTCTGTCCATCAACAATTCAAATTGTTGACAGGGCAGCTTGATCACGACCTCGCCCGGCGTCTGGTGCCACACACCCATGACCCGCGGCAAAATAAACTTATCGTTCGTCACGATGCCGCCGTCCTCCAGCGCGTCAAAGAGGACCTTGCCGTAGTTGTGCGCATCGCAATTGGTGCGGGGCAAAATAAACCACAGGTCCATCCACGCGTAGTCATTGATCGGCACGAAGTTCACTTGGTTAGCCCAGAGCTTGAGCGCCATGCTCATGGCCTGGATGTACGTTCGCGCTTCCTTGGTCAGGATGTCTTGGCAGCGATTACCGAACCGCACCGGCTGCATGCGAGCATTGGTGGATGGGCAGAGCGGGAGAAAAAGCAGGTATCCGTCCGCGATGCGTTGCGAGGCGATCATGAGCAGACGATCTCCTTCACCGCGATGCCATGGAAGCATTGCTGCCCCTTCCAATTGCGGCAGGGCTTATAGCCGCGCGCCAGCAGGTTTCGAGAAACGGTCTTGATCGTGTACCGATACACTTCGTTTTTTTCCGCCCATGCCGTCCAAGACGCAAACAGGTCGGCTGATCGGCATCTGGTACCGGATTTAAGACTGCACTCTTCAGCAAGCCACTTGTGCAGGATCTCATCTGAAATGTAGTTCCACGATGCTATCTGCCCTGCGCCCAGTTTCATTCTCTACTCCTTGCCTGGTTTAAACGGCTTAGGGGTGACCACTGAAGGATCTGTAGGGACATGAAGGGTCTTAACGTAACTCCTCTCACGTGCGCGTACGCGCACGCGTGACGTCGGTTACGACAGAACCTCCTTGAAGCTTCAGTTTCTGGTGCCCACCACATTTGAATCCCCTTCATTTTTGAGTGCGATTCCGTTAAAACCCATACGCCCCCGCCAGTCCCTCCGTTTTTCAAACCCCCGCTGGGCGATGGCCTCCGAAAAGCGCCGGACCGACCCCTCGAACTCCCCGGACTTCGCGGCCCAGTCCTTCCAAGAGGCGTAGAGATCGGAGGTCCCGCTGGAGACTTGCTTGTTGATCGCGCACATCTCTTCCATCCAGCGCTTTAAGGCATCTTGCGATTCGAAGTATTCCTCCGTAGCCGATAGGACCGAAGGCGGCGGTTGCAGGCCCCGCTCTTGCCATTCCACGCACCCCGCGATGGCCCATTGGAGGATGAAGTCCTTTTCGGCCAAGAGCTTCTCGCTTAAGTTCTTATCGCGCTTCTCTGGCGGGATGGTCACGGTGAAAGGCACGAGGTGCAGCCGCCGGTGCATGGCCTCATCGATGTCGCGCAGGCCTGGCTTGTGGTTGCCGGCCACCAGGAGCTTAAACTGCGGGCGGTATTCAAAGAAGTCTTGGCGCATAAACCGCGCGGAGATCTTGTCGCCGCCGGTCAAAGATTTGATCTTGGATTCGGCCCAGCGTCTGCCGTTCTCGACTTCGATGGATGTCACGAGGCGTGCCCCGCGCAAGGCCGCCAGATCGGTGGGATGGCGGTCTGTGCGCGTTTCCATGAAGGTGTCCATAGGCGCGTTCACCGCATAATCGCCGAGAACCGAAGCCAAGGTATTTAGAAAGACGGATTTCCCATTGGCTCCAGTGCCATAGAAGAAAAAGAGTGCGTGCTCGCCCGTGTTGCCGGTCAAAGAATATCCGGCCACGCGCGCCAGATAGCCTTGCAGATCCTTGTCGCTGTTGGTGACGGCGTCCAGAAAATCGAGCCATTGGCTCGGGCGGCCAAAATTGGCGGCGCTGGCCGTCGCTACTTTCGTGATGTAATCGGACCGCTCATGCGTGCGCATTTGCCCGGTCTTAAGATCGACGACACCCCCTGGCGTGTTCAAAAGCCAGGGGTCCTGATCCCATTGGTCGACTGTGGCCGCATGCCGCCGGTCCGCTTTGGCCAGGCGCTCAACCGCCGCCACGGTCGCCGCGGAGGCTACCTTGGCCGCGATCTTGGGTTTTTCGCAGCGGGCGGCTGCCTGGCGACAGACCAGCCGCGCCAGATAGAACGCGCGAAGGGTTGCTTCCTTGAGCCAGCGTTTGCCGTCCCAATGCAGCCAGTCGCCCCAGGCCGCCACATAGCGCCAATCGAGCGTGTGTTTGTCAGTGAAAGCCAAGGCCAGAGCGTCGTCTGTAAATCCCGGCGGGCGGTCATCGACTTCATCGTTTTCGGGCGCGTTATGTCCATAGCCGTTGAGATTGCCATCACCATGGCCGTTGCCATTGGTGAATCCGACTGGAACCGGATACTTGGCGATGCTCTCGGCGATCTGCTCCACCTCGCGCTCCGGAAGCGGCGGTTGGCAGCGCTTTGCGTTTACCGCATGCAGAGTCGCGGCAATCTCATCGGAGGCGAGTCCCTTGCGCCGCATCATTCCTGCGATACTGGCCAGCTTCTCATTACGCAACCCTTCGGAAATCGTTTCTTCGGGATCGAGAGTGGGAGCGCGGCGTTTGGAGGGTTGGGTGGTCATCAGTTCAAGGACAGCTTCAGGCAAGGGCGCAATAGGAACCGAAGGGTCGAGAAATTCATACGGAACTCCGTCGATATCAGATCCCGGCCCGATCACGTAGCCGCCGTCGGATTTGAGGTCCACGCCGGGCAAGAGCCCGTTGCGTGACGGCAAAGGCCCGGGCGCACGATAATAAAGATGCCAGCCGCCGCTGGGTGTAGAGGCAGTCAAGGTGGGAGCGATGCCTTTGAGCGTGGCGAGCGATTCCCGGCCCTTGGCCCCGTTCTTAATGTCGACATCGACGACAGCGATTTTGCCGGACGCTTCGCCGGTGGCGATCCCGATATTGGCCTCGGGCGTTTGCGTCCACCATTGCCCGGCGCGAAAATGCGAGCGGGTGGCGTCTTTAAAGCCATGCATGGTTATCGGCTTCTTGCCGTTGGGGACGCACGGGAAGACAGCGTAGCCCTGGTCAATCAATAATTTGGCGCGATCAAGTTTCATGTAACCTCCATGGCCCCGCGAGCTTTGGCGAGCGCCTGGTCGATCTTGTGTTTGTTAAATCGGTATGAGAGCTGAACGGAAGCTTCGTAGCGCGTGAGTGGTTTAGCCGCCACCTCCTCCGGGAGGTACCGCAGTTGATCAGGCGTGGGCAGCTGGTTGATCCACCGGCGTGTTTTATGAGCCGCTGATTCCGTCTCGTTTACGTTCAGGTAATCGTTGGCCGAAGCCAGTGCCGTGACGCGGTCGCCCACCTGCAGAAGCTTGGCGGGTAAACCCCGCGAGCCTCCGACGGCCACCCATTTGTCGCCTTGCGGAAAGACGCCGCTATAAGCGGTGAAACCGGTTGCCATGATTGAGCCGTTTCCGTTGAGCGCACTCCACTGGAAAGGCGAACGTTTGAATAGGTCGATCTCGGCCATCTCGAAGTCTTCCAAGACGGACGGCTGGCGAAATGACGGGAACACATGCTCACAAAAAGGGCATTCGCGGGTTTGGATGGGGACCTCGGCGCCGCATTCAGGGCAGACCTTTAATGGTGGAAGGCCGTGCTTTTCTTTGTCCTCGGTCAAGTCGACGTCCTGCTCGAGCGATCCGTGCGTCAGGACGCTCGTGCCGAAATCCAACACGATGCAATCCGATTTCATTTTTCCGGGATACAGTTCCGGATCGAGCTTGCGCAGGCCTCGCCCGATCATCTGGATCATCGTCGACTTGTGCGAACAGGGACGCAGAAGCACAACGCAAGAGACGGACGGGCTGTCCCAGCCTTCGGTGAGGACCATGACGTTGACGAGCACCTGCGTGACGCCAGCGTCCAGGCGCGCGAGCATGCCGGCGCGTTCGTCGTCCGCCGTCTCGCCTGTCACCATCTCGGCCGCCACGCCTGCAGCGCAAAAAGTCGCCAGAATCCCCTCGGCGTGAAGGACAGTCGAGCAGAACACGACTGTCTGTCGGTCCCCGGCATGCTTGCGCCAATGCTGAACCACGGCCTCGTTTAAAGGCTCGCGGTTCATGATGGCCGACACCTCATTCATGTCGAACTCGCTTCCGATTTGCCTCACGTTCCGAAGATCCTCTTGCGTGCCCACGTCAATCACCAGCGTCCGCGGCTTAACGAGATGACCCGCATGAATCATCTCGGCCAAGGTGATCTGGTCGGCGCAGTTGCTAAAGATCCCGCGCAAAGAACGGCCATCCCCGCGTGAGGGCGTGGCCGTAACACCAAAGACCTTCACTTCGGGATTGGCGGCCTTGACGGTTTCTATAACCCGGACATAGCTGTCCGCGCGGGCGTGATGGGCTTCATCGATGACAAGCGCATCCAGGCGCGGCATCTCCCGGAGGTTGTTTCCGCGTGAGAGGGTTTGCACCATCGCAAAAACCGTCTGGCCTGCCCACGATTTCTGCGCGGCGTCCACCACCGACACAGACATTCCCGCGTTCACCCGACGAAACTTTGCCAGGTTTTGCGCCGTGATCTCATCGCGATGCCCGAGAACACAGGTCTGGAAGTCTGCCCTTTCGGCCAGTCGACCAATTACGGCCGCCAGCATGACGGTCTTGCCGGATCCGGTCGGTGCGACGCCCAAGGTGTTTCCAAACTTCTTGAGCGCCTCCACCGACCTGTCGACAAAGACTTTCTGGCGTTCCCGCAGAATCATGGCCTTTAGAAGCCGACGCCTGAGGGTCTTGTAGAGGCAGCCGCAACCGGGGCAGCTGACGTCATGGCTGGGGTCGTGGTCGCAGCGGCAGCAGGAGCCGCCTGGTCTTCGACATAGAACTCGGAGATCTTATTGCGATCTTTCCCGTTCCATTTCTCAATCACGATGTGCGCCCGACAATACCGATGAAGGTACTCGTCTGAATCAAAATCCAACTGCCCGTCGTAGGGAAGGCCCAGCGCATGGTTGACGTGCAGCCAGATGCCGTGTCCCGGATCGCCTTTGCCGATGAAGGTGACCGTATGCCAACAGCGCCCAACCTTTTTTCCATCGGGTAGCATGATGTCGAACGCCAAATCGACTTTCTGTCGGTTGGTGTCTTTCGTTTGCCCGTCTTTTTTGTCAACCACTTCGACGACGTAATCGCCTTCCGGCGCGATGGGGAAGGAGCCGCTTTCTTGTGACGCATCCGCATCGATATTGACTCTCATGATTTTCCTCCTGATTTCTTCGTTTCGTTTTGGAATACGGCTTCAAAGGCTGAATAGGGATGCTCGCGAGGAAGCTGAAGCGTCTTGTCGTTCAGCTCGTCGACGCGCGATCCCCATGTGCCCAGGGGTCCGCCGGCGAAGGTGATGTAATGCGCGGTGCCCGATCCGAGAGGCTTTTTGTAGAAGTAACCGATTAAGTCGGCTTGAGCGGCGAGAAAAGACCCTGCTTTTCCCGGCAAATTGATTCCGGCCGGACTCACTAGGTTGCCGCCCGCGTCGAGCTTCGGCTCCTTGCAGTGGGCGATCAATATCACGAACTTTTTCGAAGCCTTGAGATACGCGACCAACGCCTCAATCCGCCTTCGATATTCGCCCCACAGCTCGAACCCGTCGACACCCTGCTTGCGCTCGGTGATCGTCTCCAAGCCGCGCGATGTCGCGATCTCTGTTTCCATCCAATCCGACAAGACGTCGATGGAATCGATCACGATAGTCTTGATGGACGGTTCGGTGATGGCGGCCTTGAGCACGTCACGGAACTCGTTTAAGTTCTTGATGTCGTGAATGCGCCCAGCTATGCGGTCACCGCCTCCCACCTCGAGCTCAAGGACATACGGGCTGGGAAAGTCCGCGGCGGTCGAAGTCTTTCCGGATTTCGGTTGTCCGACGGCGATCATGAGAGCCTCCGTCGGCATTCCAGTCTTCAGTTTTGGTCTGGCGGGCACGAGCGCCGTATTCGGCATAGCCGATCCTGGCGCTGCCGTTTTCTGCGGTTCAATTTTCATTTCTCCTCCTTTGGATTTCGTTACCATTGCTCAAAATGGGGTTGGTCGAAAGCTTCTTTGAGTTCCTTGGCGGCTAAGAACGTCCGGAAGGACCGCTGCATGTCAGCGACTTTTTTCCATTCAAATCCGATGGGTGGTTTCTTGCCGAAGCGCACGACAATGGCTTCATCGCAGTAGTGTCCGTAGGTCTCGAAAAAAGCCTGGCTATAGGCAGCCACTTGCAAGGCATACTCGTCATAAAGCCCATTGGAAGTTTTCCAGTCGAGCATGACGTAGTGGCCGTCCCGCCAACCAAGGGCGTCCAAGCTTCCGCCAAAACCATATCGGCGGCTGGCCACCTTTGTGTCGCCAAGGACAATCTGTATGCCTGAGGATTTCCACCATTCGCGGAATGCGGCCACCGGCGCTTGAATGTCCGGCACGATTTCGCCCGGCTCCTGGCCGCGAACGATCAAATCGATGACAGCATGCGCCTGGGTTCCCAAGTCGGCAGCTTGATCCTTAACTTGCTTTGGACGCCTGCTGGCTTCCGCCATGACCTCTTTAATCCACGGCTGGGTCATCACGATCTTGGCGGCGACAGAACCGTTCAGGCGTTTGGTGAGTGCTCCTTCCACAGACAGGACCGCCTGTTTGGCCGCCCAATTGACCAGCGCCGGTTTGTTGATGACGCCTAAAAAGCCGGTCACGCCCGGATATCGTTCGACTTTGCCATCTGCAGTGACGTCGTAGAAATGCGATCTGCCTTCAACGACCTGATCCACGCGGAAATTCGGACGCAGCTCTTTTATTACGGTCGCATTCATTTCAAAGCCTCCTAAGTTTGAGAAGGAACTCTTCAATTGCGGGATGGGGTTTTGAACTGACGGGGGGATCCGGATTTTTCTCGGATTTTTGATCGTTGAGCCTGTCGATAGCTTTGCCCGCGATGACGTCGAGGTTCTTCATCAGTCGCCAAACCAGATCATCATCGACCTCATGGACGGCAACCAAACCCCCGATAACGAGTGCCTGTTCCTCAAACAGATCCAAGATCAACCGTTTTGCTGCTTCGTTGGTAAACATGGTCTTTATCCCCCTCAATAACTAAAGGCCGGGGGAGGGCCTCGGATGGGGACATCCAGGCCGAAGAAAATTCATTGTCTCGAACGTTCGTTAGGTGCTAAAATCGCTTCGCTTTATGGCTCGGCCACGATCAACAGGACTGACAGAACGTCAGCGCGAAGCCCTTCGGTGGGTCAAGGCTTTCATCACCAAACATGGTCTTCCCCCGACGGTTCGTGAGCTGGGGGAGGCCTTGGGGATCGAAAGCTCGAGCGCTTTCTATTTGCTCGAAGCGCTTCGAACAAAGGGATTTCTAGAGCGGGGCGATCTTGGGGCCAGATCACTGCGATTGTCCAAGCATGGAAAACCGACGCAGAAGGGTCGGATCGTACACCTCCCACCCGAGAGAAAAGCAGCCGGCATGGCGACTATTCCACTGATAGGAACCGTGGCGGCGGGCCACCCAATCCTGGCTCAGGAAAATTGGATTGGCGATGTATGGGTAAACCGAGATCTTGCTGCTCGGGGTAAGTGTTTCGCTCTCCAAATCAAAGGCGACAGCATGACGGGTGCCGGTATCCGCGACGGGGATATTGTCATCGCCAGGCAGCAGCCATTGGCTCAGAATGGAGAAGTTGTTGTGGCACTGCTTGGAGATGAAGCAACCGTTAAAGAGCTATCGATACGAGGGGATCGAATCGAGCTCCAGCCGAAAAACCCGGCGTACCACGCCGTGCCTATCGGCCCGGAGGACGACTTCCAGGTTTTGGGAAAAGTAATCGCTGTAGCGCCCGGCCAGGGACCCCATATAACAAGGAGAGATTGAGATGGCGACCTATCATCTGCGAAAGTTTTCGGACCCCGATGCGCTAAAAACGATAACCCCGAAGTGCCTGCTCGAACTTCTCACGCCTTTCAAGGAATTCTTTACTGGACGTGACGTAGTCCTACCCACAGCAGCGACCAAGGATAACCTGCCTTACGAAGGCATCGTCAAGGTGTTCATGACGCCCAGTGCGGACACCCCCGGCGCACTTCTCGAAGCGTTATTCTGGATTCACGAGATGGCGACCGATGAAGGAGCCGATGAACTTCTGAAGGAACTACAGTCGAGGAAGGTCTCTCTCGATGATAATCCGGATCCAACGCCAGCGGACTTGGCTGTCCGGACGTGGTTGTTTAGCAAGGATTTGCTTGAGCGCAAACATGCCGAACAGTTTGTTCGTCGGCCTCGGTCGTTCGAGTATTACCAAGCGGACAATTGGCCCATCCCCGCCTTTCGGCCGAGCGACAAGAAGCTCGAAGGCATGTCCGAGGATCTGGATGATTGGTTCGATAATAAGAAGCGTGGCCGTGGGACGAAAGTCTTTCTATTCGAAAAAGACGACGCGATGTACTTTCTTGTCCGCCATGGCGAACTTTTTACCCGCAAGGGACGAACGGATGGGCCATATGCAAGCGTGTTTTTCCGTCCAGAGAAACATGACCTTATCGTTTATGAACCGAATACCGGATGTCTCCGGATGAACGCCGCCTCCAAAGGAGAAAAAGACATCTACCGCAGATTGTTTGGAAGACATCTCTTCGGCGAAGATGAATTTTTCAAAGGCGCAAGTCGGCATACCCTTGATCCGCTCAAGCGGGACGGCTCAAACTCCCTTGTATGCGCGGATGTGGCGGGAATAGAACGCGTCACGCTTAAGAAGATCCAGTACTTCTGGGGAGGTCCCCAGCATGATAAAGAGACCCGGGAATCCGACGATGTATTTGCCAGCTTAGAAGCCAAAGGTCGCAGGATTCCTGAGAATGCCCGGATTATCTACGCTGCTTTCGCGGTAAAGTTCACAGATTCAAAAACACCCCGCATGATAGAAATCCGCCCGTCAAAGTCTGGAGACCGGGCCGCATTCACGCGGGATGAGGACGCCGGACCGATTATTAACGACTTTCTAAAGAAGCGAGGGTTTTTCACCAATAACAGCGGATCAGACAACGAGGAGGACCGTGAAGAAGTCGGCGCGGCTGTGGAAAGCGTTTGAGTCCATCCCAGGCCTGACCGGTACGCTTGCGGATTGGAAGAACCATCTCGGCCGAGATTACGAGATGGTGGAATCTTTTTTACGGCCCATTTCTGATCCTGCCTTGTCAGTTCCTTGCCCGACCAACCCGCCCTGCGACTGTGCTCATGAAATCGTGATTCACCGACCAGAAGACATCGTTGGCGTTTGCCGGTGCAAACCCAAAAGGTGCGCGACTACGAAGGTCACCAAAACCGACACTGCACTTTACAAAGTGAACCGTTCCTTGCTGGGCGCTTCGATTGCCAATGCTCTGGGCGCAAAGCCGGAAGAAAAGGTCGTCGACAGGTATCACATGACGTGGCAGATCGGCACTTACGAAGCGCGGATCGGATATCCGATTCCTTTGATTCTGACGATCCAGATTGAGTGCGATGAATTGTGTCGTGTTACCGCTCAGGTCGCCGCCGAGGCTGAGGGGCCCTTCGTCCTTCTTGCCCCAACCGATGACTTCTGGAACCCGAAGCTTGCCGGCCTGCTTCAGAAACGACAAGGGATGTTCATTCCCTTATCGGCAATTCTGTCCACGAATGGAGGCCTATCCGCCAGCCATCCTCTAAAAGAGGTGCTTGCCGGTTTTCTGGACGACGTTCTGCCGCCGACTGCAGAGCAGTTTATTTTCAGGAAAGATGGTGCAACTTGGACTGTGGCATTTCATGGCGATCCACAGACCGTCGTCAACAGCAAGGGCATGGACGATATTGCGACACTCCTATCAAATCCGAATCAAGAAATTCATTGCACTCAACTCCGCAAAGGCTCGTGGACCTCGGCCTCTTCCTCCGGTGATCCCGACGAACTTTTGGGCGACGGAGACAACAGCGGATACGGGAAATTGTCCCCAAAGAGGAAGCAGGGTGGCTCCGTATTGGTCGATGCAGTCGCGGATACGGAGGCCGTAAACAGTTATAAGCTTCGGCTTCATGGGCTTAAGGAACGAATTGAAACTGCCGAAGAGCTTGGCGACACCGAGTCCGCCGGTCGCCTGAAGGAAGAGCAGTACACTTTAACGCAAGAAATCGCGCGTTCTGTAGGATACGGAGGAAAGCTCCGCACGGAAGGACCGACAAAGAGGACTCGACAGGCGGTGTCCAATGCGATCAACCGTGCCCTTTCCGCGATTAAATTGGCGCATCAGCCGCTGTGGAAGCATTTGGGCTCGGCTATCCAGCGTGGCGAGTTTTTGGCTTATCGGCCAGACCAGAAGATCAGGTGGCTGATCGGCCGCTCCAATGCTGGCAAGGCCGAAGCTCGAGGTGCTAATGCAAAACGCAGATAGCGGTCGGGAAGCCAACGAGGAAGGAAAAATCATCGCCTGGTCGGTCGCCGACGCCATCGGCGCACGGCTAACTGAGTCCGACAAGAGCAATCGTTGCGTCTATCAGGGGAAGGCCGCTGTCATTAAGTCGGCTCAGCTCGGTACAAAACGAATTGAGATAACGAAACGGATGTTTCCTGAGCTCGAGATGGTACTGGTCGCAATAGAAACGCTACCGGGCCATTTTGATGTTTATGAGATTCCGAGAGCCGTCCTTGACGAGAATAAATTATCCTCGACCGGCTGGAAAAGCCGCGATACTCAGTGGGCTTTCGATGTGAAGGCACTTACGAATGGTTTCAAACCTACGCACAGGGTCCGCCATATCGAGTATCGAATCGAGATGTACTGGCCCGTGGAAGAACGCATCCGAGGTCCTGAGTATGCCTTGTGGGTGCATGACGACAAGGTCGAGCGGGTTGCGAGGATTCCATCCGGATCAAAGATACTCTTCTACGAGACAGAGCGGGACTACAAAAATGAGGGGGATGGATCAAAAACGATCTTTGCCGCGGGGACATTGACCGATCGATTACCGGAAAATCCACGAAGCTTTAGAGACGACGAAAATAGAGTCTGGAGAGAGTCGCGACTTGTGCAGCTGGATCACTGGGTGAGGCCGAAGGATGGCGTGACCATAGCAGATATCCGGGAGATCCTCAGAAAATCGTCGAGCTGGATGATGCGAAGCGGTCCGTATCCCATCTTGCCGGGGCAGTATCGCTCGATTACTGATCGCCTTGGAGAGCAATTTGGAGAAACCACCCCGAACGGGCCGTCTACTTTACACCTGGATGCGATACGCGAATTCAGAAATGTCAGCCAAAAGGACGAAGAGGAGTCCATCCGCCTCCAGGCCGCTGATCAAATCCATACCCGAAAGGTCCACAATCAACTCGTAAATCAGTTCACACGGTATTGCCGTAGCGCCTTCGGCATCGAACCCGAAGAAGAAACCTTCGATTTACTCTTACGGCTTCCGGGATCAGAATCTGTGTTGCTCATCGAGGCCAAGAGCGCCTGCGCCGGTGGGGTTGGCCGGCATCAAATACGCCAGGCCATCGGGCAACTCTTCGACTACCGGTTCTCTCATTGGGGCAGCCGATCAAAGAAAGTCCAGATCGCGGTCCTCTTGCCTGATAGGCCACCGAATGACATCGCTGACCTTCTTCGTTCACTCGATATTGGAATCATCTGGCGACTCGGTGATTCGTTCGCAGCGACCGAAGACGTCCGAAACGCCTGCAATGCATTCATGAAGATGTCAAAGATCTAAAACCGCCACTCAGATCCCGTTCCTTCAATCTAAATCCAAACCATAAAATCGCGGGGCCCCGCGAATATCCGTAGCCCCGATTCAGGGCCACCTGAATCGCTATTCCATTTCATCCTCGATTCCGGCGACTTTTCGTGTCGCTCCGGCGACGCCTCATGTCGCGCCTATGCCTTGAGGCGTGTGATCAAGGCCGGTACGCGGGAGCATCGCTCACCGTTTTGAGACCCCGAGCCATGCACGCCTCGAGGAGGCGACGTGGCGCATCATACTCGGCGAGAGGATCGGGAAAGATTGGAACGGGAAATACGCGGCGAGGACTATCGTGGACTTCTGGAGGAAGTTCGGAAAAGCGAGACAGCAGCCGCTGCATTTACGACATGGGGAGACGTCATCCGGTTCATGCACCACGCCGATGGCAACGGATCCGTGAGAGACGCTGTCCTGCGGGACATCTTTCGCGCCCATCGAAAAGAACACGACCCGCGCTGGAGAACGATTCTCCTGCTTATGTTCTGGCCAGCGCTGGAATCCATCCACTGGCAAAAGAAGCATTGGGACGCTGATCCGGAGGAGCGGTGGCAGAACATTGTATGGACCTTTCTTCGAATCGTCTGCAAGATCGACCCAGAACAGCGGCCGCAGGGTCTGCCTAAAAAGATCAAGAACGATACGATCCACCACCTCTGGGATGAGTATCGGCGTGTGCTGGAGCGGGCCAGATGCGAACTCCCGATGGACGATGACGCCCTAATCGAAATCGCCGGGGGAACCGATGACATCGATTACGACGGCATCAACGCCGAGATGGAGCGCCACGCCCATGTAGAGAGCCTGCGAGACTATCTGGGACGCGGGAGCATCAACGATTCGGACTTCCTTCTCCTGGTCGGCACTCGCGTTTATGGGGAGACGCTTGCCGATTACGCGAGAAAGCGCGGTCTAAACTATCAGGCTGCCAAGAAACGCCGACAGAGAGCGGAGGCGGCCATCCGCCAGTCTGACGAGGATAATTCTTTTGTCCCCAAAGATCATGGTCAAGACCCCTTTATACTTTAGGGGGGGCTCGTGAATTTTAACTCGGACAATGGACACTGATCCCACGGTTGTAGGCAAGCATGTTATTCACGCTGCCGATCTTATGACGCCCGAGGACCGCCTGAACCGGATCGTGGAACTTCTTTCCATTGCGGCTATTCGCCTGATCGAGGACGAACGGGCTGGGAAGAAGAGTACGGAGGCAGCATTACCCCTTAAAGTCGTTTCTTCGGAGGTTGTTTCTGACGACAATTCGCTTGAGGAAGCGCCCCGTGGAAGGTAAAACTATTGTATGCCTCCCCGCTCTATAGCCCCGACGGCAGCCCAAACCGAAAACAAGACCATCTGGTGCGCCGTCTATACCCGCAAATCGACGGACGAAAACCTCGACACGGATTTTAATTCGCTCGATTCTCAGAGGGAGTACTGCCAATCCTTCGTCAAGAGCCGCGAGGGCATAGGCTGGAAGGTTTACGCCGAAGAGTACAACGATCCGGGATTTACCGGCGGCAACATGAACAGGCCGGCGCTCAAGAAAATGTTGGCCGACGCAATGAAAGGAAAGTTCCAGGTCCTGGTCGCGTACAAATATGACCGTCTAAGCCGCAATACCCGCGACTTTTTACAAATCTTGGATACCTTCGACCGGCACGGAGTGGCCTTCGTTTCGGTGACGCAGCCGATCGATACCACTTCCTCGGTCGGCCGCCTGATGCGCTCGATCCTCATGGATTTTTCCCAGTTTGAACGCGAGATGATCTCCGAGCGCACCCGCGACAAGTTGCATGCCATGGCGCTCAAAGGAAAACGGCCGGGAGGGTTTCCGATTCTTGGCTACAACATCAACCCAGAGAACAAGCGCCTCGAAATCAATCCAGAAGAATCCAAGCAGGTCCTGGAGATGTTTGAAACCTACCGCCAGACTCGGTCCTTGAGCACCACCGCTCATGCACTCAATAAGAAGGGCATCCATATGAAGCTCTGGACGACCAAAGAGGGGATGCCCAAAGGCGGGCAGAAGTTTAATAAGGTGGCCGTCTGGAACCTACTACGGAATCCCCTTTATATCGGCAAGATCACGCATCGCAAAGAAGTGCTGCCCGGGGAGCATCAGGGCATTGTGCCGGAACCCCTCTTTGAAGCGGTGGATAAACTGCTCTTGGCAAACGGAGACGGGAAGACGAACAAACGTTACGTGGAGCGCACCCATCATTTCCTCTTAAGAGGCCTCGTGCAGTGCGCGGTCTGCGGCACTACCATGACCCCGTCTACGGCGCTCCCGCGCAATGGCCAGCGTTTCTATTACTACAAGTGCCTCTCAGTGGTAAAGATGGACGGCACCGCTTGCACCGTGCGCAGCGTCCCGGCCAAGGCGCTCGAAGATTACGTGATCAAGAGGCTTGAGCTGATCAGCGAAAAGCAAGAAATCATTGAACGTATCGTTAAAAACGCTCAACAGACAAGCACTCAGGAGCTGCCTGGCAAAATCGACGAGCGAAAACGGTTTATCGCGGAGCTGGGCAAGATCGACCTTGAGACAAAGAACCTTGTGTCCCACCTTGGGAAAGCGGGGCCGGAATCCATTGTGTTTAGGCACGTCTCGGAGCGCCTGGCCGAAATGGAGCCGAAGCGTAAAGAGATCGGCGTTAAGATTGATCAACTGGATTTTGAGATTCGGCATCTGGAGGAGCGCCAGATCGAAGCGGACGTCATCAGGCAGGGCCTTAAAAACTTCCTAAAACTTTTCGAGAAGCTCAAGCCCGAGGAGCGGGTCGAGCTGATTCAGCTCCTGGTCGAGCGAGTTATCTGGGATAAAACCAAAAGCGCCGTCCGCATTGCCCTCAGACCTCTTCCTGAGATCTGGGGCAACATGGAGGCGCTTGAAGGTCTGTTCTATGACCGTTTAAAGCTCCTCCCGGGCATGGATTCGAACCATGAATGCCACCTCCAAAGGGTGGAGTGTTACCGTTACACTACCCGGGAATAAATCGAATGATCTAGACCGTGTGCACGAGCCAGGACTGATTATATGTCTTTTGGATCTGGGCGAGAATTTGGGCGCCCTGTTCCCGGGAGCCGGCCAGGCCGTAGACGGCGGAACCCGAGCCCGACATGAGAGCCGCGCTCGCGCCGGCCACGAGGAGCTCCTGCTTGAGGCGGGGCAACTCCGGGTGATCGGGGAAGACAAGATCCTCAAACCGGTTATAGAGCCGGCTTGTGACATGATCACAATCCAGCGTGCGGGAATCCGAAAATGACAGTCGGACCCGTCCGTACGCTTCCTTCGTCGCCACGCCGAA